CTGCTAGGTCCATCTTGGCGTGATTCTTTATTTCAATAGTTACACCTGGCACACCGCTTATATCGCCTTTGTCTAAGGTTGCTCCTGCGAGTCTGCGGTCTGCATATCTGTAGCCATTGGATTTGAGCCAAGCAACTACATCTCGTTCTGCTTGACTACCTTTACGCTTTGATGCACTACTCAATTGCTGCCAATGCAATCTTAGTTACTTGTGATTGAAGCGTATTGTAAAGTGTATCGTTGTTATACAACTCATCAACTACTATGTTCCATTCACCATCTGTTAGTGCTTTACCTATTGATACTTCTATATCTTCTCTGCTGAATGAACAATCCCATATCTTAGTTTCCATATACTGTCTCCTGTGCATACTTAATTTGAACATCATCTAGATACATACTGTCAGGGTTGAAGACTAGGCTGACGTAGTTATTACCTGTCTGGTCTGCTCGCCCGTATCTGTTTTTGACTGGGGCTACGCAGAGATAGTTCTCATCGCCCTGTTTCATCTGCCCGATAGTTAGAACCATTGCCGGTACCTGATTGACCAGGCCCTGAACGGCCGACCGTGGCTGACAAGGATAGTGTTCGTAGCCTTCCTTTGTATGATGTAAGACCAGCACCGCCGAGTTGGTATCTCTTGCGAGATACTTCAACTCTTTCATTGCTGAACGCATACCTTGGAACTCTTCGTGTCCATCCATTGCAATATCCATTAGGTTGTCTACAACTATAAGCGTAGGACTTCTGCCCCAAACTGTTTCAAATGCACTGACCTCATCATCTAAATCTTTTAGAGTGGGAGTAGATTCAAAAGACCAGAACAAGTGATTGTTTAGGGTAAGAACTTCTTCTGCTTGTTCAGGCTCACGCTTGAGCATCTGCTCTGCTGCTGTCTGTGTAATACGGCTGGACATTGCCAGTAATCGCATAGCCATAGTGTGAGCATTAGTATCTGCGCTGAAGTAAAGCGTAGGAACTTTTGCTCTGGCTGCTATTGCCAGTGCGATAGATGATTTACCAGCACCAGGAGTGCCAGCAATCATCGTGATTTCTGCACGGCGCAGGATAATTCCTGCCCGTTCAAATGCCGCAAAGGCGGGCGGTAATGGTTCTCCGCCCACCTCTGCTTTGTTAATGCTACGTTTTAATGTACGCATTTACTTGACTTTCTAAACGTTTTCATATTCGTCATCATCTATAACTATAGGACAATGAGTCATACCCCATAATAATAATCTAGATGAATTAGTTTTTTGCCCAAGTTTAATTGCTAGTTTACCAAGAAACATTTGTAATCTAACTGGTAATTTATAATACATTATTTCACCTGGTCGGCTACGAATGTATTCCATTCTGGGGTACCGACTTTGCAATAAATATTCTTACACTTATCAAGCGCACCTTTCGGTGCTGCGCAGAAGTAACCACGGTAGGTCTTGCCATCCTTACCTGTTCCCTGGATGGCTGTCATTCTGCCGTGTGGGCAATTACGTCCATTGATTGATGGCGCCGTCCCCCAACCACCATTACTGGGTATTGGATTGTCAATGATAGATGCGCCGAGGGTTGCTGCTACCTGTGCTGGTGCCATTGGCTGATACTGAACTGGCGCTACGCCTTTGGCTGCTGCTTCAAGTTCTGATACTGCTGACTTGATTGCATCTAGTGCTGATGCTACTAGTTGGTCTAGTTCATTTCCGTGTTCTGCACGAACTGTTACTAGTGAACCTGCTGGTGTTTTTACTGTGATACTAATTGGTGCTTCAGTGCTAGCCACTGATATCTCCTTCTTCAAATGGAGTAACGAAACCTTTTTTGTCTCGCCACTGTCTTACCTTCATTGCAAATTGTACTCCCTTCCAGCCCTCTTTTATGTCTATCCAAACTAATTTGCATAGACCAGTTCCTGCTGGAAGATGGATGATAACTGCTTTCTCCTTATTGATATCACCCCAACTACCACGGCGACCCGTAGCAACGTCATACGGGGAGCCGTTGGCGTAAATTGCTAATTGGATAGCAATGTTATTTGGGCGGTCAATGCGACCAGTTTTTATATCTGCAATGAACTTCTCACCTTTATATTCAATTACTCTGTCGGGAGTACCAGCAATCTTGTACTTATCCAACACACAGAACTGTTCTATAAAGAACTTCTTGAGATGTCCCGTTGCTAATTCGTAGGCTCGGATGTCCCCTGCCCACTCGTCTGGTATTGGTCCAGGTGACTGGCCCAAATCTAGTTTCTCTGCTATTGCGTGTAGTGCCGTGCCGATAGTTGCTGCACGGCTAGCGCCTGCTACTTCCATAGCATCTTCAATATACTTGTTGATAGCCATCTTATCTTCTTGTGCCGCACTTATGGCTAGTAATAAATCACTGCGAATTGTTAAACCTATTGCAGCCATACGCATCTTCCAAGCGGTCAATGCTGATGGGTCATCTAAACTGTTAGCAATTGTTGTTGCTCTTGTATAAGCAACTGGTTTGCCTCCTGCTTTAGGAATTATTAACGGACGTCCATACCTGTCCCGTTCTACTTCTACTCGCATAAATCTTTCCTTGTCTCCTTGTAAAAGAAACGGGCTGGAAAAGGAGACTAATCAAACTCCAGCCCGTTTCAGTAGGCAGATAGTATCAGATGACGGAAGGGGGTTCCTCTGAACTATCTGAGTTGGCGTGGCATTGGCAAGCACATAGTCTCCTGAGTGCGTGGATACCGATGACCGCGGTGCCCTTGCATTCATCGTGCTTACCTACCAGACACTTGCCTGTTTGCTGTGCCTCATCATAGGTATGCCCAGATATTTTAGGCATTTAGTTACTGTTGTTCTGTGCTTGAGATGTCAATTGTCCAGTCATCTAAGTCGGCATCGCCGCTTACATCAACAGTCAATTCATTCATCACATAATCATTTGCTTCATCTTCATTAGAAGCAGAGATGTTACTGACTGTGTAATTGATTGTGCCTATGACTGTCCATAGTTTTTTTAGTTCCTCAGCGCCAATACTTCTGAGCAGTTCATTGACATCATCTACCTCACACTCTATTGCTGTATCTGTATCAGCGTCATAGCGAGAGTTAAAGAAGTCATAGACCTGTTCTCTTACTGTTACTAGTTTGCCATAGTATCTAGTTGACCTATCTTGACAATCATTAAGTGATACACGCAGTTCATCACGCTCAGTGATGGCTGCAATAGCCATCTCTTCAGTGAACTTAACTGTGTTTCCGTCTTTATCTGTATAGATAATTTCCACTGTAGTCTCCTTATGCTAGTGCTAGTTCTTGTGCTCTTATCTTTAGGCTATCACTGCCACCTGACATTGTTCTAACGCCTAGTGACCTTGACTTACCTGGTTTGCCGTGGTCGGCATACTCAACAACTGCCTGCCATAGACCGAAGGCAGTCTCTCGGATATTCTCCTGAGTAGGACTGTTCTCGTATATGTCCAGGCTTCTGGCTCTGTGGTTGAGGGCATTGGTGCGTTGTACTTTCTCACCTGTAGATAGTAAATCTAAAGGCGTATCCTCTACCTTGCTAGGTAATGGAAATACTTTCTTGAAGTAATCCACTGCTTGCTGGTGTGTAACTTGACGTTCAAGCATTGCCTCTGACATAACTGTGTAGTCATCAATAGTTGTGTAGGCAATATCAAGAATGCCACGCACATCATTGACATCTAACTTAGAGTTAGTTGTATGACGTAGCATATAGGTATGCCTTTTGTCAGTAGCCCGATAGATTTTGTTAATCTGATTGTGGCAGAATAACCGTTCAATGATAGGGCGGATAAGAACTGAACCGCTCCCATCGTGGGTAGTCTTGGCTAGTAGGAATGCTGCATGTGGGTCGCCTTTGATTTCCATCTCAATGGGCAACTGCATAAGCATCCATACTTTTGCGCCTGCTGCATACTCACCTGCTGCTGCATACCGTGCATCTCCTGAATCAATCAGGGTATCCAACACCGAAAATAATTCAGCATTCTGTAGTGGTTTGTATTTGTTACCAACAATACCTAATGGAACTACCTCACCTGTTGGTGTTGTTTTGACAACTGCTTGCTTGTTGTTGACTGGGATATGCATAGGCAATCCCTTACCTGGTATCTGGTAAAGAGTTGCTATTGGGTGTAATGATACTGACCAGTCAAGCCCTGCCTGTCTGGCTACATCGCTGGCTGATGTGGCTGTTACTGCTACACCAGATTTAATCCAGGCTGATTGGTTTTTTGTTGCTATCTGTGGTCTGTTAACTATCTCTGTGGTCATACGGATTCCTTTTCTGCTACTCTGAGCAGTGCCCAAGTGTTTCCTTGATTAACATCTCCTAGCATCTCTGCTACCAAAGATGTTCCTGCTTCTGTGAAGAACTCTTGACGTTCTTGCTCTGACATTGATTTAATTGCTGCAATTTGAGGTATGTCTGCATTATCATTAATTACTGTTTCTAGTTCTACTATATGTTTGATTATCACTTACTGTCTCCTTTATAGGTATTGACTTATGGATGCATAAGTCGCTGTATTTACAGTCTCATCTTCGCACATACGAAGAAGTCTTAGTGCGCTTTGTATCTCTTCTGTTTGTTGTTCATACTGCCATTGTGCTATTTGTGGTTTACCTTCGTATGTAGGTTGTTCAGGTAATACAAGAGTGCCAGGAGGCAGAGTAAAGTCTACATTGATAGTGCCATTATATCTAATGTTTACATTGTAAGACTCTGCTTTATCAATGAAAGGTAGAGTAAGTTCAGCAACTGTTTTTTGCCATTCTAACTTTTGTTTTTCATAGTCAGCATCTCGTTCTTTTCCATCTGCATAATCTATTTCTAGTTTAGTAAGACTCTTTTCAAGAGCCTCAATTACTTTAAGTCTAGGAACATTTACTTTTATTCCTTTACCTTGTCTTGCCATTACTGTCTCCTTTGTCTAATACCAGCCGTGTTTGCGCCAATGCGCCCACGCGACTGATGGTTTGCCATAGCGATGTTCTATATACGCCAAGCCCCGAGCAATCTGCTCGGGCGCAGGCGTTGTTGGTGATAGTCCCAACAACTGCGGTATCCCATACGCTGTTGACTTAGGGTTATCTGCTGTATGGTCCCACGCAGATTCTTTACCCCATAGTTTGGCTAACGCACGGAATTCTGATTTGGTATCCCATTGTTCATACTGTGCTGCCATCAATGCCTTTGCATAGTATTTGCTTACAGATTTTGACCAATGAGTTTTTGGTTCATACTTGATTACTTTACTATTACTCGACTCGCTATTGTCTTTTGTTGTTATTAATATTGGAAATATTACACTGGCTAATGCCAATAGCCAACTGAATAGTCCTGCTATTTTTCTTCTCATTTGGTAGCCCATCGGTATATACAATATCCGATAGCAATTAGGTATAACCAAGTTACGAATGTCGAGATATGATATAGGTCAATTTCATTCATCGTTATGTTCCTTCCGTTAAGTTAAGGGCTAGGCAATAGTCAAGAGTGCTTCTGAAGCACCTTTATTAAGTTCATCTAACTGGTCTTGTAATTCTTTAGGGGAAAGAAGATTAGGGTCGTGAATGAATTCTAAGACCATTTGGATATTTTCTTTAATGAACTCACCTTCGGGACACATCTCTGCCATTTTATAGTATTTACCTTTGGGGTCAAGGAGAGTCTTGAATTTCATACCCCTTACTAAGAAGGGATAAGAAACCCAATTTGTTGTGTCTAACTTTGTAGCCATTTTTATTTTCTCCTCTCCTTTTTTGCTTGCTGTCTTGCCTTGCGTAACAATTCTTCGATAGTTTTGAGACGCTCACGATAGCGTTTGTCTAGTCTATAGCGTGGTATGTAATACAAGTAATACCATGTATAGTCACTAATCGTGGATATTGTCCGTGATAACTTCATTTAGCACCGTCCTTTCATCTACTAATGTTCTGGTTCTACGATTTTGTATGCCTCTATTTTTTAGATAGGCATTATATAATTCGGTATATTCTTCTTTATATTTTTGAACAAGAAATTGTCTAGCATATCTTGCGGCTAAACCCCTTATTCTTATAGACTCTTTTGTATCCATACTTAGTTTTTCATTCATAGTTAGTCTCCTTTACCACGAACTCTGATAACTAAAACTTATATCTTCGGGTAAGGATAATACTCTATCAAGTTGTTCAATTGTATTCTCTATGTCGCTCCAATATCCTTCATCGATATCATAGGAACCGAAGAAGAATCCTGGTTGCGGTGGTAGAAGGTGTGGGTCTTTATTATCTGATGCTTGTCTACATAGGTCGCGCAATTTTATTAATTTACTTCTGTTTACATAGTAGTCACCGCAATTATCGTTACCATTTTGGACATTGTCTACGAACCATTTGTGTATTTGATTAGCCTTGCGCCAATAAGCACAAGTCACCTCTACTCTGGCTCCGTAATCTCCTATTGCTGCTTCTTTTAGATTGGTGATTTCTATTATAGTATCGTAGGTTTTCGTATCTATGGAACACGCTTTCGCTAATGCTAGATTTGCTTCTTCGTCCCAATTTATTTTACTTATGTATTTACTACCAGATAGATACATATCTAGTCCCATTTTAGTCTCCTAATCTTTTTGGTTGTTCTCCTACTGGCATTTCTGCCTTGATTTTATCGACCTCATCGCGTATATCTTCTATCGTTCCGATGAGTTGGTCTAGTGCTACTCCTATCTGATGTAGCATTATGAACTTATCCATATTACTTAGTCTTTCGTTTTTCATTGGTTCTCGATTGCTACATC